AAAATCCTGCGCAGGAAATACAGGCATAGTAAAAACATACTGCCAAAAATAAACGCTTATGATTTCGGGTAATTAAACCCGTCCGTGACGTGAATGATACCCGTGGGGCCAATATGCCCCATATGCCACCCTTTACCCGTTCCGCGCCCCGTCATGCCGCGCGGAACCGGCAAGGGGCCTGTGACCGGTCGTACGCGCCGCGCCCCTGATCCAATCCACCCGGCCCCTTCATGGCGCAGCCCGCCATGGCCACCCCTGCCGCCGCCAGTGCATTCCCTGCATGGCGGCTTTTTTCGTTTTTTCAAGGAAATGAAATTCATGGCCATCGCCAATTTCCCCGCCGCCCTGCAGCCGGTCATCCAGCAGGGTTTCCTGTCGCGCGCGTTCCAAGACGCCCTGCAGTCGCGGCTGGGTTTCCGCTCGATCGCGGACCAGATGGAATTCCCCGCCCGCATCGGCCAGACCATTACCGACACCCGCGCGGGCCTGCTGCCACCGGCGACAACCCCGCTCAACCCCACCGCCAACACCAGCTTCGACAACGGCATGACCCCCGCCGAATGGTCGGTCGAACAGTACACGCTGACCATCAACCAGTACGGCAACACCATGGACCTAAACCAGGTGACCGAGGGTGTCGGCATCGCCAACCAGTTCCTGGCCAATGCGTCGCGCCTGGGCATCAACGCACGCCAGACGCTGGACCGCCTGGCGCGCAACGCGCTGTTTGGCGGGGCGCAGAACGGGGTGGGCGGCTACCTTGGCGGCAATACCCGCGTCACCGCCACGCTGGGGGCGGCTGGCGGCACGGTGGCGGTGGATGACATCCGCGGGTTCCAGACCATCCTGTCGGATGAGGGACAGGCCGTGTCCGTTGGCGCGTCGGCCGGCATGACCGTCACCGTCGGGGCCGGGTCGTACACGCTGGTGGGCACGACGGCGGACGCCACCAATACCTCCACCGCGCCCGACGGGATTTCGGGCACGCTGACGTTCTCGGCGTCCGTCAAGGTGGCGGATGGCACGGCAGGCAACGCGGTCATCGCCGCCACGGCCCCGCTGGTGCTGCGGCCCAACGCGCGCGCCACCACGGCGGCGCTGGCGGCGGGCGACCTGCTGAGCGTGCAGTCCATCCTTGGCGCGCTGGCCACCCTGCGTGACAACAACGTGCCGACGCCCGATGGCGGGGTGTACCACTGCTATCTGGACAATGCGCAGCTTCTGGGCCTGTTCCGGGACGAGGACTTCAAACTGCTGTATCGCGGGCAGTACGGGTCCGACACATACCAGAACGGCCAGATCTTTGACCTGCTGGGCGTGCGTTTCATCCCCACGACCGAGGCCCCGCAGCAGGCGTCCCTGGGCGCGGGCAACATCCACCGCGCCATCATCTGCGGGCAGGGCGCGCTGGTCGAAGGTGATTACGCCAATATCGGCACCCATTACGCGCCCCTGCTGGATGGCGGCGAACTGACGGATGTGGACGGCGTGTGCATGATCACCCGCCCCGCGCTGGACCGTCTGGCGCAGATCATCGCGCAGTCGTGGTCGTGGATCGGCGGCTTTGCCCTGCCGACCGACCTGACCGCCGATACCTCGGTCATTCCCACCGCGACCAACAGCTACCTCAAGCGTGGGGTGGTGATCGAAAGCCTGGGCGCCGGGGCGTAATCCCCCTGTGGGTGGCGGCACGCGTCCGCCACCTGCATCGTGCAAAACATCTAAGGACGTTTCTGGTGAAGCCTGTTTCAAAAAGCTTCGGAAAGCGCCGCCTTTGCGAAAGAAGGCGGCACCCGGAAACTTTCATCCATCCATGACAGGCGCAACCGGGGAGGCAACAGGCATGACCGATACGGATACAACCACGGCCGCCAGCGGGTCCGCCACGGATGCCGCGAATACGACGGGCGCCATCACGCCCACGCCGCCCCCCACCGCCGCAACGGTTGCCGATACGCCGCTTGTGGACGGCGAACTGGCGCAGGCGCGGCGTTACATGGGCTATCCCGCCATGGGCAGTCAGGACAGCGGCATGCAGTCGTGGCGGTTTTTCCGGGTCTACGGCTTCAACGAATGGCGGCTGCGCAACCTTGCCCCCGCCGAATGCGCGCAGGCGCGGGCGTTCATCATGCAGTGCCAGATGCTGGAAGGCGCGATCATGGCGGCGACCGCCAACCTTGACACCGATCGCGCGGCGGTATGGATCCGCAACCGCACCGAGGTCACGGACCGCTTCACCCTGTACACGCGCTGGCGGGTGCAGCTTTGCAACTTTCTGGGCATCCCGCCGGGTCCGGGCCTGCGTGGGGTGGGGGAGATCGTGATCTGATGGACCAGCCAGCCCTGTGCCACCTTGCCGCGCGTGGCTTTGCACTGGCGGCGGCCCGCGTGGGGGCGGCCACCATGCAGTACCGTCCCGCAACCGCCACCGCCCCGTGCGCCACGCCCCATGCCCGGACCATGGCGGCGTTCAGCAATGACCGGGCCTTCGGCTTTGCCGGGCCGGCGCTGTGGGACGTGCCCTTCGTCTATGCCCTGATGGATACGACGGACGTGCGGGCGGGGGACATCCTGACCTGCGGGGGCGAGACCTGGTTCATCGCCCGCGCCGAACCCTTCCGCCCGCCCCTGTGCGTGCTGTGCAACGCGGTGGTGGACATCACCACCACCGTGGCGCAGGCAGCCGACGTGGCCGCCCCCGGCGGCTATGCCACGTCAGGCGACATGACGGCGCAGGTGCCGTGCGCCACCGGCTGGCCCGCCATGATCCGTCCCGGCAGCGGGGCGGGCGTTCCCGGCCCGGCCCAGCCCGGCGCGATCCACGCGGGCGGGTTCGAGATGTTCCTGCCCGCCATTCCCGGCGTCACCATCCAGCCCGCCATGTGGGCGCGGGATGCGGGCGGCACGCGCTACACCATTGGCGGCGCACGCGCCGGGCCATGGGGCACGCGCTGCCAGCTGGGCCAGCAGCAGGTCTGACCCCATGCGGCGCGTCGTTCCATGCGGACACGGAACGCGCACCATCAGGCGAGCCGGCAGCGGGACCGGGCGCCAACCCATGACATCATGCCCCCGCCAGGGGGGAGGAGCAGGAGCCGATATGACATGGCCGACATCTCCACCATATCCACCACGATTGCGGCGGCCCTCGCCGCTGCGCTGTGCCCCGATGGCACGGCGTCGGGGGCGGTTACCGGGCGGCCGCTCGTCATCCGCCGTGGCGCGCTGACGCAGGCCGACCTGGGGGAGGCGGCCCGTACGCTGCAGCAGGGCTGTGACTTCATCACCATTGCCGACCTGGCCGAAAGCTGGGCGCGGGTGGATGAACCGCTGGGCCGCCCGTGGCGCATGGACGCGGCAGTGCCCGCCACCGTGCGCATTGCGGTCAGCAGCGTCACGGCCACCGTCACGGTGGATGCCGGGGCCACGCCATCGGGCACGGTGGGGCTGCGCGCCCGTGGCCTGCCGGGCGTTACGGGCGATGCGTGCAGCCTGCACGTGGCAACCGCGACGGATACGGCGGCCACCATCGCCGCCGCCATCGCCGCCGCCATGCCCGGCGCCACCTGCAGCGGGGCGGGCATCACGCTGCCCGCCACGGCCGTGGCGCGGGCCATCAACGCGGGCACGCTGTCGGCGCGCTGTGTCGCGCGCAGGCAGCAGCAGGTCTTTGTCATCACCGCATGGTCGGCCACCCCTGCCGGGCGCGACGCGCTGGGCTGCGCCCTGGCCGATGCGCTGGCGCTGACCGACTGGCTGACGGATGAAGGCGGCTCCACCTTCCGTATCGAGGCCCGCGCCACCACCAACGACGACACCGCCATGAACCGGGGCATCTTTTCCCGGCCCGCGCGCTTCCTCGTCACCTATGACACCGACCTGACCCGCGTGGTCCCGGCCATGCTGGCCGGTGGCACGGGCATTGGCCCCGATGTCACGCGCGGGGACGTGCTGCTGGATACCGGCGGCTGACCCGCCTGTATCCGCCATCATGACACGCGGCAGGCCGGATGCCCGCCCGTGGGAACACCGGCCAGGCGCATCATCGCGCAGGGCGCAGGCCAGGCGGAATGACACCGTGGCCCCGACATGGGCTGGCGCCTGCGGCAACGGCCTGCCTTTTGGCCACGCCATCCCGGCGGGACACCGCATGCGTGTCACCCCACACCCGTCTTTTCACGCGGCGACGCCGCGCAACAGGGAAATACAGATACCATGACCATTTACCAGTCCGGGCAGCTCAACACCAACAGCCTGAACGTGCCCGACCTGTATGTGCAGGTCCAGCGCCCGCAGACGCTGGCGCTGAACGGCGTGCCGTCGGGGCGGATCGGCCTGGTCGGCACCGCCGCGTGGGGGCCGGTGGGCACGCCGGTCATCGTGGGCGCGATGGGGGACTGCCTGTCCGCCTTTGGCCCCAAGCAGGCGCTGTCCAGCGACATCGGCACGGCGGTCAACATCGCGCTGCTGCAGGGGGCGGCGGATTTCCGCTGCGTGCGCGTGACCGATGGCACGGACGCCGCCGCCACCGGCACGCTGGACGGCGTCACCCTGACCGCGCTTCATACCGGCAGCGCGGGCAACGCCATCGCCGCCACCGTGACGCAGGATGGCATCATCACCACCAATTATACCCTGGCCATCACCCATGCGGTGCTGGGCAGCCGGACCTATCGCGGCGCCACGTGGGCCGTCCTGGCGGCGGCGGTGGCGGCCGACAGCACGGCGCTGGTGCGCGTCACGTTGCCCAGCACGGTCCCGGCGCTGGCGGCGGGCACGGTCACGCTGGCGGGTGGCGTCGATGGCGGCGTGCCGGGCACGGCGGCGTTCGTGGGCACGGATGGCGTGACGCGCACCGGGCTGTACGCCCTGCGCGGGCAGGGCTGCGCGCTGGGGCTGCTGCAGGGGGTGAGCGACAGCACGTCATGGACCACGCAGGCCGCCTTTGGCCTGTCGGAAGGGGTGTACATGATCGCCTGCGGCCCGGCGGGCGACACCATTGCCAACGCGGCGGCCATGAAGGCAGCGGCAGGCGTGGACAGCTATGCCATCAAGCTGATGTTTGGCGACTGGCTGTGGTGGGATGATGACACCAATGGCGACATGCTGGTGCCGCCGCAGGCGTTCGTCGCTGGTATCCTGGGCGGCCTGTCGCCCGAACAGTCCAGCCTGAACAGGGAACTGTCGGGCGTGATCGGCAGCCAGAAGGCGGGGCTGGTGTCCAGCGGGCAGGCCGCGACCTATTCCACGGCCGAGCTTTCGGCCCTGTTCGGCGCGGGCATCGACGTGATCTGCAACCCCGCGCCGGGCGGCAGCTACTGGGCGGTGCGCGGCGGGATCAACACCAGTTCGGATGGCGATACGGATGATGACAGCTATACCCGCCTGACCAACTACATTGCCGAAACCATCAGTTCGGGCATGGGCGCGTTTGTCGGCGCCGTCATCAGCACCACGCTGTTTGGCGATATCCGCGCCGTGCTGCTGGGCACGCTGTCCAACATGGTGGGCGGCGGCATACTGGGGGCGACAACGGATTACGCGGTGGTGTGCGACACGTCCAACAACCCGCAATCGGCCACGGCGCTGGGTTACGTGCGGGCCGACGTGCAGGTGCGCTACCAGGGCATCAACCGCTTCTTTGTCGTGAACCTGCAGGGCGGGGCGAGTGTCACGGTCAGCACCGCCACACCCGCCGCCTGATCAGCCTGCTTTCGCGCGCCGCCTTTCTTCCGACAGCACGCGACCGCACAGTTCCTTTATTTCCTCATGCGTCAGCGAGGCCGGGTGGCTCAGCCCCCGCGCGGCAATGGCGGCGAGGTCTTTTGTGGGTGGTTTTTCGGGTGTGGTGCCCATCGGGGTGCTCCATGCGGGATGAAGCAGCATGTTCACGCCCGCGTGACCCGCGCCGCCACATAAAAATACGCATGACATCCATGCACAACAATGATGGGCCACCCGCGCGGTGGCCCCTTTTTCATGGAGCAACGAATGTCCGCCAAACCCTTCAATATCGGCCGCGACTGCCGCGTGGTGCTGGTCTATGACGGTAGCCGCGTGGACCTGCCCACCGTCACGGGCTTCACCGCGCAGCAGCGCACCCACCAGCTTACATCCAACCCGCTGAACGACATGCCCATGTTCTATGACGTGCCGGGCGGGTGGGGCGGCCAGTTCACCTTCCAGCGCGACGGCGCGGGGGCGGATGACCTGTTTGCCGCCATCGAAAGCGGCTTCTGGTCGGCGGGCACGGTGGTGCTGGGCAGCATCTACCAGTACGTGACGGAATGCGACGGGTCGCTCAGCACGTATGAATTCGTGGGCGCGTCGCTGCAGTTGTCCGATGCGGGGCGTTACCAGTCCGAAACGCTGGTCAGCCAGACCATCACCTTCGCCGCCCGCGCGCGCAACCGCGTTTCCTGAAACGACCGGACGTTTCCGGGTACCGCCTTTTTTCAAAAAGGCGGCACATCCTGAACCTGCCTGAAAACGGTCACTGACAGCCAGAAGGCCCGCAGCATGAGCGAACACACCATAAAAACCAGCGATGGCCGTACCATCACCTACCGCGAACGCGGGCCGGGGGATGTGCTGGCGCTGCTGGAATTCGGCCCGGCCAGCCCGTCACCCGCATGGGTGGAATACGCGCTGATGGTGGCGTCGGTCGAGGCGATCGACGGCGTGCCCGCCATCCGTCCCACCAGCCGCGTACAACTGGAACAGCTGGCCAACCAGATCGGCAATGCCGGCATGACCGCCCTGTCAGACGCGCTGTATGGCGCGGACGGGGAAGACAGGGCCACGGCGGAAAGCACCGCGGCAAAAAACTGAGCCGGCACCCCGCCCTGATCGAGGTCGCGGCCCTGGTCAGGAACGGGGTGCCGTGGGACGTGGCCATGACCATGCCGCGCGTGCGGCGCATGGCCTTTCTTGTAGCGTTTGGCGAACTGGCGGGCGGGCGATATGACTGGACTGCGCAACAATGGGACGACCCCCATGGCTGAAATCTCCCGCATCATCGCGCGCCTGCCGCGTAACGGGCGACCGGGCATGCCGGGGCGGCTGGCGATGGTCGTGGGGCGCATCATCCGCCATGCCCGCGCGGGACGGCGCAACATGGCGTTTGCGCCACGTCCCGGCGGGCGGGGGGCGACGGCGGCCCCGGTCCCCATGATGCCGCCCGTGTCAATGGCCATGCCAATGTCCATGCCTGTATCGATGCCTGTATCCATGCCGGTGTCCATGCACGCGTCCATGCCCGCGTCCGTATCCGTGCCCGGCCGGCCTGTCCGCGCCCCGGCGGGGCATGGTCCGCCCACATCCGCCCCGCATGGCGGGAACAGGGGCGGATACGCCGTGTTCCCTTCCATGCCACGCGGGGACGGGCAGGGGTTATCCGCCCCCCCGGCCATGACCCGTCCCGCGATCCCGCCATCGTCATCACGCCCTGTCCCTGGTCCCGTGCGAGGGACACAACGCGCGACGCCATGCCTGCCCGCGCGCGCCGCCGCCATGCCATGGACCGGACAGGTTGCATCGCGCGCCATGCCCGTCGGCGCGGCAATCCCGGCATCATGGAACAGGACGGCGGCCACGGCGGTGGCTGTCACGCCACGGGGGCGCACCGCGTCCCCGGCCGTCGCGTCCATCATGCCACGGGGACACATTGCATTCCCTGTCGCCATGTCCGCCGCGTCACGGGGACGCATTGCATCCCCTGTCGCCATGTCCGTCGCGCCACGGGATCACACACCCGCCACTCCTGCGCCGCACCGGGCGCGGGACGAGGGCAAGACAGCGGCCCCCGCCATGCCGTCCGGTCGGGCCATGCCCGTTCCCATACCGCCATGGCGTCACCAGCGGACGGGTGGGGCGCGCGCGGGCATGGCGTTCCCCGCCATCCGCGCCATGGCGGGAACAGGGGGCCACGCGACAACGGGACCAGCCATGCCGCGTGCCGTAACCATGCCCATGCCCCGCGCGCCATCACGCCGCATGACCCCGTTTCCGGCATTCGTGCCGCCACATGACAGGGCATGGGGCAGGCCGCCGTTCATCAGTCCCGGTCCCATTGAACGGACGGGGGCCAGCGCGCCATCCCGGCGTGATGGCGGGCGCGGCGACAGGCTGCCGGTCATGCAGGTCACCATTCCCGTCACCCTGGACCATCAGGCGGTGGGACAGGCCATGGCCCGGATCGACACCGCCGCCGCCCGGCACGAACTGCGCGCCACCGGCACCGCGCCCGACGTGATCCGCTATCCGCAGATGCCGGGGCGTGCGGTGGGCGTGTGAATGTCCGGCGCGGGTCGTAAGCCCCGGGATGTGCTGCCGACGACAGGCCAGGGTCAAGGCGGCCCGGCGTGTTGTCGTTCCTGAAAAAGTGATGCCGCACCGTGATTGCAACGGCCACCCGCGCCACAAATGCGGTGATCGCCAGCAGGGCGCGGCCAGACCCGGAAATTTTTACCAATCGGTTATTTTGCAATACTTTCATGGTGGCAGACGATACATGCGGCAATTTCCCTTCCGGCCTGCACGGTCTGGCGTTAGACAGGGGCAATGATGGCACGGCTGCGTAATACCGCGCGCGTCGTGGCCCTTTCCCCCATTTTCCTGTTTCCATTCCATCGCGCCCACGCGTCGCCTGCGGGCGGCGGCGGGCCAGCGTGGGGAGCGTGCGCATGTCCCTGACCCTCATGAACGCACAGACGGCCATCGGTTCGATCGGGCGGCTGTGGGCATCCGCCCCCGTGACAATCGGCGGGCTGACCCTGACCGGCATGGAGGTGCCGCACCTGATCCGCGATGGCGGCACCCAGCAGGTCGCCGTCCACCGCCTGCCCGGTGGCAACAGGATCATCGACGCGGTGGGCAACGACCCCGACCGGCTGGAACTGTCGGGCACGTTTGTCGGCCCGACCGCCATCGAACGGGCGTGGATGCTCAAGCAGATGCGCATTGCGGGGCAGCCCGTGGCCTTCTGCGGGGCGGGGCTGTCGCTGCTGGTGCGCATCGTGCAGTATTCGTACGACTACACGCAAAAGGGCATCGTCATTCCCTACCGGCTGGTGCTGGAACAGCCGCCGCAGGTGGCGGCCACGGGGGGCGTCGCCTCCGGCCTGTCGGCGCTGGTGGGGGATGACGCGGGGTCCGCCCTGTCGGACCTTTCGGGCGCGCTGGATGATGTCGCGACCATTGCGGGCGACATCACCGGCCAGCTTTCGACCGTGATGGCGCAGGTCACCCCCATTGCCGACATGACCGGCGCGGGCGGCGTGTTCGCGGGCGTGCAGGACCAGCTGGGCATGGTGGGTGGCCTGTCGGGGGCCGGGGTCAACCTGGCGTCCGCCCCCGACAGCGCCGCCAGCGTGGTGGCCGGGCTGGAGGCATCGGGCGCGGGCCTGGCCACCGGCATTGGCCAGACGGGCGCCAACCTGGGCGCGATCGCCCCCGCCAATGCCGCCAGCCTGTCCACCCTGACCCAGAATGCACAGTTGCATAGCGCCGCCATCACGTCCGGCGCGCTGGTCAACCGCGCCTATGCCAACACGCTGTCGGCCACCGGCGCAACACAGGACGGCCCGCTGGTCACCGCGTAACAGGAGCGCAGACATGCCAACCACGATCAGGGTCACGGCCAGTGATACCTCGCTTTACCACGTCGCGGCCCGGCAACTGGGGGACGCCACGCAGTGGTGGCGCATCGCGCGGCTGAACGGCATGGCCGACCCCGACCTGTCGGGTTTCACCACGCCGGTCACCCTGCTGCTGCCCGCGCCCGACACATCGCAGGACAGTGGCGTGCCGGGGGTGACGTCATGACTGTCGCCACGACATCCACGCCGCCCACGTGGCGCATGCCGCGCGCGCGGGTGCTGGTGGGCGGGGTGGAACGCGCGGAAACCGGGCTGGAACAGTTCACCCTGTCGCGCACGCGCTACAGCCGCGCCGATACGCTGGACATGACGCTGGCGGTGGACCGGACGCGCATTCCGTCGGGCGGGGCGTGGTTCGACCTGCAGCCGGCGGGGCAGGGCGAAACGCTGCCCGATATCGACATTACGCTGCAGATGCGCGATGCGGCGCAGGACGGCGCGCAATGGGTGACGATGTTCCGTGGCATCGTGGACCATGTGGGCCTCAGCCCCGCCGCGACGGCAGTGCAGGTGCAGTGCCGCGACTACCTGGCGAAGCTGCTGGACATGCGGGTGCGTGACGGGTGGATGAACATGACCGGGGCCGACGTGGTCCGCGCCATGGTCACGGCCGCCGGGCTGACGCCCGATGTCACCCTGACCGACGCCATGGTGGGGCAGTTCTGGCAGGTGGAGCACAAGCGCGCCGCCGCCGCCGCCCACAGCCGCTTCCAGACCGCGTTCGACCTGGCCTGCTATGTGGCCACCGGGGCGGGATGCGACCTGTATGCGGATGGCGCCACCATTGTCTGCGCGCCATACCCGACCGCCACCACGGCAAATACCCATGTGCTGGATTATGCCGATACCGGGCCGGACAGCCCCATCGCCATGGGGGCGCATGGCCTGCATTTCGCACGGGATTACCAGGTGGGGCGCGGCGTGGTCGTGCATGTCATGAGCTGGGACAGCCGCCAGCGCAGCCGGGTCGATTATTACTGGTCCGCGACGGGCGGCGCCACGACACCGGGCGGGGGCACGGGCACGCTGCACAGCTTTGCCATGCCCGGCGCGCGGCTGGATGACCTCAAGCGGATCGCACGGCAGAAATACAACCAGATCACGGCGCATGCGCGCACCGTGACCGGCACCATCCCCGGCTGCGTGACGCTGGCGCCGCGCGACTTCATGCGCCTGACCGGCACGGGCACGACATGGGATGGCACGCTGGATGTGGATGCCGTGACCAGCAGCTTTTCATGGCAGGGCGGCTTTTCCCAGCAGGTCACCCTGCGCGCGCGCAACACCACACGGGACGGAGGAACGGATGACTGACACGCGCATGATCGCGGCCAACATGGCTGGCGCACAGGCGCAGCCCGGTTTCGGGCTGGTCAGCGCGGTGGACCCGGTAAACCATGCCGTCAAGGTCATGGCCCAGCCAGCAGGCGTCGAAACCGGCTGGCTGCCCTGGGCCGCCATGCAGGTCGGCAGCCTGCGCATCGCCTGCCCGCCCGATATCGGCACGCATGTGCTGGTCGTGCATGTGGAGGCGGACGCGGAACACGGCGTGGCCGCCATGCCGGTGTATGACGCGGTGGTCATGCCGCCCGCATCCCCCGCCACCGGCAGGCCGGCACAGCCCGGCGAGATGCTGATCGTGGCCGGGTGCGGCGCGCCGCCGGGCAATGGCGAAACCACGCCGGGAAACGCCACGCAGAACGCCCCGTGGTGGCACATCACCAAGGACACGATCTACAGCGGGGCCGGGAACGCCACGGAAACCCTGACCAATGGCGGCAAGGCGTGGAAGGTCGGCGGCGTGGCCATGACGCTGGATGGTAACGGCCTGTCCGTCACCGGCGGCCCCATCGCCACGGATAAGGACATGACCGCGCAGGGCACCGTGACGGGCCAGAAGGACGTGATCGCGAACGGCACGTCCGGCCACAGCCACACCCACCCGGTCACCGATGCGCCGGGCACCACGGGCGCGCCGTCATGAGCGCGCTGTCCCACACCATGGGCGGCGACCTTGACCTGTCGGGCGCTGGCGGCGTGGCCGTGGTCACGGGCGCGGACCAGACCCGGCAGGCGCTGCTGCGCAGGCTGTGCACCAATGCGGGCGCGTATATCTGGCAGCCCGATTACGGCGCGGGCCTGCCCGCCCGGGTTGGCACGGTGATGGATGAGGCGGGCATCCGCGCCCTTGTGCTGCAACAGATGCAGGCCGAGGCAGGCGTGGACCAGACCCAACCCGTCACCGTGACCATAACCAGCCCGAAAATCGGGGCTTATCTTCTGGCCATAGCCTACACCGACGCCACGACCGGCACGGTGCAGGAACTGACACTGAGCACCTGACAGGCGGTTCCCCGGAGCCGCCTTTTTTTATGGGAGGCCCGCTTGGCCATAACCTTCCAGTCATTCAAGACGACGCTGGGCAACATGGTGGCCGCGGCGCAGGGCGCGTGTCCTGCGCTGCTGGACCTGAATGTCGGGTCCGCCGGTCGCGCCATGCTTGAAGCCGTGGCGGGGCTGGGGCTGTGGTTTCAGTTCATTGCCCTGCAGATCCTTTCGCGCACGCGGCTTGCGACCTCCATCGGGTCGGACGTGGACAGTTTCGTGCAGGATTTCGGCCTGTCGCGCGAACCGGGGACGGCGGCGACCGGCACCGTCACCTTTACATCCTTCACGCCATCCAGCCAGTCGGCCACCATTGCGGTGGGTGCTACGGTCAAGACGGCGTCGAACCTGATCTATGACGTGGTGGCGGACAGCACGAATGCCGCATGGTCGGCAGCCGACAGCGCCTATGTCCGGCCTGCGGGCACGGCGTCCATCACCGTGCCGGTACAGTGCGAGACCACCGGCAGCACGGGCAACGTGGCGGCAGGTGCCATCTGCCTGCTGGGCACGGCCATTGCGGGCATTGACACCGTCACCAACGCCGCAGCCCTGACCAATGGCGGCGACGGGGAGACGGATGCCGCCCTGCGCGCGCGGTTCGTGGCCTACATCAACAGCCGGTCCAAGGCGACGGTGGCGGCGATCGAGAACGCAGTGACCGATGTCTCCGCCGACCTGATCTACCAGGTGGTGGAGAACGTGGACACGTCCGGCGCCTTCCTGCCCGGCAATGTCGTTGTGTTTGTCGATGACGGGTCGGGCGACGTGTCCGACAGCGTGATTGATGCTGTCTATACGGCAGTCGATGCCGTGCGCCCGGCGGCCGTATCCATCATGGTGGTGCGGCCCAATGTGGTCCGTCCGCCCGTGACCATGACGGTCAGTGTGGACAGCACCGGCAACCTCGCCACGATCGAGGCCACGATCAGCACCAACATCGCGACCTACCTCAACGGCCTCGCCATCGGGGCGGCGGCCAGTTACTCGCGCCTGATCCAGATCGCCTATGCCGCCAGCACGTCCGTCACCAACGTGACCGGCGTGACACTGGCCGGTGGGGTGGTGGACCTGCCCGCGACAACCGGCACGGCCTATCGTGCGGGGACGGTGTCCTTTGGCTGACGTGACGCAGAACGGTTTTGCCCTGCGCATCCGCAAACTGCTGCCGACCGGGTGGTTCCCGGCGGCTCCTGCAGCGGGGGAGGCGGAGCAGGCCCCGGTGCTGAACGCGCTGCTGCAGGGCTTTGGCAGCATGTTCGCATGGATATGGGCCATGCTGTCGGGAACGGCGGACCAGACCCGGCTGGCGACCATGAGTGGCGCGTTCCTGGACATGTTCGCCGCCGACTTCTTCGGCACGCTGCTGCCCCGCAACCCCGGCGAAAGTGACGACGCCTACCGCGCCCGGATCGAGGAAGCACTGTTCCCCTCGCTGGGCACGCGGCCCGACGTGGTGGACGTGATTGCCGATGAAGTCGGGACCGCCGGGCGCGTGATCGAACCGCGCAATGCATCCGACTGCAAGGGCATCGCCAGCATGGCTGCCCCCGCCATTGGCGGTGGCTACGGCTATGGCGTGTCGGCCCTGCGCTATGGCTCGCGCGCGGCACCCTTCCAGCTATTCGCCCAGTTGCCGACCGGTGACACCAGCCCGCCCGCAACGCAGACACTGGACCGCATTGCCGATGTGATGCCCGCAGGCACCATCGCGTGGGTTCAGGACGTGGAGAACCCTGAATAATGGACAGACAGATCGTCTACCCCGCGCAGATTCCGCTGGACAGCGACCAGCTGAACGCCCAGCGCAATGCGTATGTGGGTCTGGGCCAGCTTGCGGCCATGGCTTACGGCTGGTCCACCGTGGCCGCCAGCGGCTTTGCCTGCGCGCCCGGAACGGGGCTGGCCGTGACCGTCGCGCCCGGATCCCTTCTGGCGCCCGGCGTGGTGGATGCATCCGCCTACGGTACGCTTGCCGCCATCTCCAGCGCACTGGTGCGCCAGTACGCCAGCCGCGACCCCGTCACGCTGGCGGTGCCGGGGGCAGGGGCGACCTATACCGTTTATGTCACGCCCGCCACGGTCGATACGGATGATACCGTGCTGCCGTTCTACAACGCCGCCGACCCGTCCGTGACCTATGCCGGTGCCGATAACAGCGGAAAGACCGCGCCCACCGTGCGGCAGGACATGGCGCAGATCGGCATTGGCGCGTCCGTGCCGGATGGCGCCTATCCGCTGTGGACCATAACCGTTCCCGCCGGGGCCACGTCCATCACGGCGGACATGATCGCGCAGGCGGCCGGTGCGCCGTTTTACGACACCATCCCGCAGCTACAGGCGGCCAAGCAGGATGCGCTGGGCTTTACCCCCGTGCAGCAGGGCGGCGGCCCCGGCCAGACCACTGACAAGATCAACCTGGGGCAGGACGCAACCTATTCCGGCCTGCTGCGCATAGCGATTGATGGCGTGGACAAGGGCACCCTGCTGTCCGGCACGTATCTGGCCACCATCACGGGTACGACCGGCGACCTGCCGGGCATGGGGCTGTGGTTCCAGAACGCGACGCAGCGCCCGGCGTTCACCTATCAGGACGCCACGGGCGCGCCCAAAATTATCGACCTGCCCAACCAGGCGGACGTGCAGCAGGTCCAGACCAACCTGACGGCTGCGACCGCCAATCAGGCCAATGTAAATGCCACCCTGTCCGCTGATATCAGCGACTGCGTATCCGGCATTTACGGTAAGGGGGCGGGTGATTATCAGATACAGGGTCTGTACCAGCAGGAGTCCACAGGTCGCCCCATTGCGGTCTACAACAACGGAACCGCATACGTTTTCGAAGGGATCGCGATTACAGCGGACATCACAACGGTCCAATCCAACCTGACTGCATTCCAGACTTCGCAGGCAAACACCAACGGGACGTTCACCAGCGAAATCGCTGCACGCGTTCCAACGAACGCCGCGAACGATGGGGTAAATGCCCCTATCACGCTGTTCAACTACTACCTGGGCAACGGCACGCCGTGGGCTTCAGCAGATGGAGTATCCTTCAATCTGGTAAAATCCAGCCCCGCGTCCGGATGGAATTATTCGGTAAATATAACGTCCGGGAATAATGGGGGTCTGTATGTCACCGACAGCACGGGCACCCAGAACGTATATTACCCAGCATCATCCCAGAACGTAAGCGGGTCTTATAAAACGTATGTCGTTGATGGCATGCGCTTTCTGTCATTCAAGATCATGGCTTCCGATGGGCAGCAGATTGCGTTCCCGGTCGCGTTCAGCGAAGCACCTGATGTTGCCGTATCGTCAAGTGAAACCCGGGACGGCAAGGGTAACTCGGTAACCGCCAACGTTTATTACGGCACAACCACACAATCTCAGTTCAGCGTCCATCTGGCACAGTATGGCGCGGCCATCCCCTCTACAGCCCCGGTCGAAGTGACCGTTATGGCTATGGGTGCAGCATAAGGATACTGACGCATGACCGTCACAGCACAGAACTACATCCTGTACCGCACGACCGCCCTTACATACCAGCCTGCATCCTATACCGGGATTGATGGAAAAACCGTCACGCCAGCCGCCGTGACAACGCAGGCCGTCGGTTACGTAGTGGGCACGCAGATGCTGTTTTCCCTGACAGGCATTACCGTTCCAGCGGGTTTTGCCTACGCGCTGGATGCCGACGGGAAATACCCGGTGGGCAGCATCTATACGCCGCCTGCCGCGTCCTGACCGGACCCGCAATCCGCGCCTGCCCGACCGCCGTTGAGGCGGTTTTTTTATGAGAAGATGAATGAGCGAAACCACCACAATGCCACCACCCGCGCCGCAGCCATCCGCGCGCTGCGCCACGGTCGAGGATCTGGCGCGGGTGCGCGAACGGCTGGCGAAGGTCGAGGGCGGGCACGACAACCTGCGCGAAGGGCTGAATACCTTGTCCGTGCAGTTTTCCGACCTCAGGCGCGACCTGACCCGCACCGTAGCCGACAACGCAGCCCGGACGCGGCGGGAAATCATGGGACGCGTGGACGACATGACCGACACCGCCACCGCCCGCGACAGCGAAATATCCGGCAGGCTGGCCCGGATCGAGGGCGGGCTGAAGCTGACATCATGGATGACCATGACCTTCATCGTGCTGGCCACCGGCCTGCTGGGCTGGGGGCAGATTGGCGATGCCGCGTGGTCGCTGTGCAGACGCGCCTTCGGTTACGGACCATGACGGACACAGGACATGACAGCATGAATGCAGGAACCCCGCGTGGCATCCGCAACAACAATCCTGGCAACCTTGATTTCGTGGGGCAGGCCGGGGCGCATCTGGAAACCGGCGTGCCCGACCCGCGCTTTGCCGCGTTCCCGACCATGGGTGACGGCATCCGGGCGCTGCGCGACCAGCTTGCGCGCTACGGCGCGCGCGGGCTGGACACGGTCGCCGCGATCATTGGGGTCTATGCCCCGGCCCGTGAAAACGCCACGGCCACGTACATCGCCGCCCTGTGCGCGCAGCTTCACGTGGCCGCCGATACGGCTTTGGACCTGAATGACCCGGCCATCATGCGGCAGATGATCTGCGGCATTACGCGGATGGAGAACGGGCCGGGCCATGTCGGCATGGCGCAGATCGACCGCGCGCTGGATGCCCCGCCCACATGACCGGCACGGCGAGCGGCCGGGTTTTCGCCCCCCGCGTCATGACACGGCGCGGGGGGCCGGTTTTTTCAATCCCGGGACAGGCGACACGGGCCGCTGGCCCGTCGCCGGGTTCCGGCAAGGCCAGTGGGGCATGACATGACCAACAACCAGAAACCACGCGCCGCGCTGGTGGCATTCAATCAGGTCCTGTCGGGCAATACGGCCAGACTGGGCGGCCTCGGGGCCTTCGTCGTGTTCGTGCTGGACGCGGTGCCGGCGCAATACACACTGTACGCCGCGGTTTTCGTGCTGGCCTGTTCGGCCGTGTCCGCGCTGGTTCCGCCACCGCATGCAGGCAGCCGGTGGGCCGTGGCGTATCAGGTCATCACGACGATCGGCCTGAACATCGGCTGGGCGGAAAACCACTTCAAGCCGGGACAGTCGGGGGTGCGGGTGCCGCTGGTGGACAAGCCCGCCGCGAAACATGCCGTGGCCTCGGCCGGTATTCCGGTCCTGGACCGCAGGGGCCAGCCCGAAAAAACGCCAGCGAAATAG